CACCACCGCCAGCTTTTGTGCCACTTCCGTAAACATCAGAACCGTCACCACCCTGACCATTACCGTCAGAGTTACCAGCTTCGGCACGACCCCCGCCACCGCCGCCGTAGCCTATTCCGTAACCGCTACCGCCAGAATTTCCTTGGCCTGACGATCCACTACCACCAGAAAGGCCATTATTACCGCCGCCTCCTCCGCCAGATCCGCCCGATGCACCAGTTGTATTAGACCATGTTCCGCCTCTACCGCCACCCGTCGAGGTTATTCCGTTAAAACTTGAGTTGCTACCATTTGAAACATTGGAGCCGCCACCACCTACTGTTATTGACTTGCTGCCTGTCGTGACTGAAGTTGAACCGTAACGCATACCACCAGCACCGCCTCCACCTCCTGCATTTACATTTCCCCCGCCACCGCCAGCAATTATTAAGTAATCCATGTCACCGCCTGTCGATACGCTCAACGTGCCAGATGAGGTGAATGTGTGATATGTGTAGCCGCCAGAGGTGGACACCGAACCACCTGACGCAGAAGGATTTGCACTTGCACCATGCCACTCAGAAAATGCCATCTGTGAGCCAGAGCCTTTATTAATCAATCCACGAATATCACTATCATTTAATGATGCTTGAACACCACTACCTCCACCAGCCTCAACGTGCATGGCATTTAAATCAATTTGACCACTACCTGGTAATGGCATCTTTTAGGTCCTTGACTTGATTTTTAAGCATTTCAATCTGATCTTGTTGTTCTTGAATACCTTTAATTAATAGAGGCACTAATCGAGGATAATCTACGGTCAGATAATCTTCTCCAGATTTAGACCATTCATTACCTTCATTATCTGTCTCTAAGTCAAAAGGGGCAGGGGCTACACACTCTGGAAGTATGGCCTCAACCTGTTGCGCTGACACGCCAAGCTGCCGCTTATCGTTGTCGTACCCATGCTCTTTTGCTAAGTCATTTTCGTAATAATAAAATGTTTCTAAGCTATTAATTTTACCTAAAGCGTCCTCAATAACACCGTCTTTAGCTTTTAGCCGTTCATCAGAGTAATATGCGTATACGTTTGATGACGCGAGCATATTACCAGTTACTCGATACCCACTAGAATATGTGTAACCCTTGATACTCCCGTTATAGTACATAGCGGTTTGACCGTTAAAATCTCCATCAAACATCCACTCATTGTTTACATCGTTATAGATACCTACTTTATTACTGTTGTTGTGCATAAACACAGCACGACCACCAATGGAATAACCTTCGTAGCCGCCATGTGCGCCACCGTCTATTTGGATGGAACCGTAGTTGCCACTAACTGGTTGGAAGTAGCCATTGCCTGTGTCGCCCAACCTCACGCCTGTACTATTAATGGTTACTTCAGCAGATCCAGCAGTAACCAGATTAATTGTGTTATTATCAAACTCAAGATATGTGTCTGTGTCACCGTCATGGTATAATCTATCTCTTAGGCCAATGTCCTCAACTTCTGTTATTGTATTGCCCTTCATGTCCAACGTGGATGGAGACAAAGACATTTCTGAGACATCGTTTATTTTCCATTCATGCTCTGTATCTCTTCGGTGTCTGTAAGCCCAATTACCCTGATCGTCTAATATACCAATGTCATTATCGTGATTGCCATAAAAAGTACCATAAATGTCTCCATCATTAGCCATAAGCTTAAGCTGTGTAGCTGCTGTTGAGGTATTAGATCTAAAGTGAAATTGTCCTGATTCTTGGTTAAGAAACAAGGGAGCATTCTGAGAAGATACCCATTGAATATAAAATCTATCAGTAGTACCTTCTTGCCACCGAATATAAGGATCGCTGGAGCCTGATAAAACAATCTTTTCTTGATTTGTGGTACTAATTTGCAAACCGCCAGCGTTGTGTGCATATCCACCACTACCACCAATTTGAAGATCTGTTAAAGATACTCGCCCAGTATTATTAATTGATGCTACTGGCCCTGTGTCTGTATTTCTGAATATCCAACCTCGACCTGCTGTACCGTTCATAGTAAGATAGGTAGCCCAGTTATTGTTTGTTACACCGCCATGACTACCAAAAGTTGCAGTTCCAGAAAACATCAAACCGTAAGTTGGCTGTCCAGTATTGCCACCATTATACAAACTAATCCCATTACCACCTGTTTGACTTCCGTTTTCTACTCCAATGTAAGCACCAGCTAACTCACCGCTTGTTGATAAAGTTGTACCAGATAAACTTGTAAATGTGTCGGTAGCATCACTTCTTAGAAAACTAGCCCCTTGCACACCGTCTAATGTGTCTGCATCTAAGCCAGAGCCAGAGCCCATATTGCTACTATCCCACTGCCTTCTCCAACTAGACCATGAAGTATTATAGGTTCTTGTGTAAGCTTCACCTGTAACTAATCGAATAGCTAATTGACCTGTAACATTAGATTCATTGCCAAAAGTACTCATAGCATAATGGTGGTTAGTTGGATTACTGCTATGTGGGTCTACTCGCCTACTTGAAGAAGAAAAATAATCTGAGCCAGTACTAGAGTCGCTAAGTTGCTCAACAAAACCAGAAGAACTTTTCCCATCTAATGTGTCTGCATCTATATTAAGTGCATCAATGTCAGCTTTTGTTTGATCTGCGGTAGCACCGCTTTCAATACCATCTAGCTTAGTTCCATCAGCCGCAACATCACGACCGTCAACTGTACCAGAAACAGCAATATTCCCACTACTATCTTTTAAAACCAAATCTTCATTTGCAGCGGTAATAAATACTTCAACATCAGAGCCAGAAAGATTAAGCAATGAGCCAGTAGAACTTTCAGTTAATGTACGAGATAAAGTTGTGCCGCTATGCGTGTAAGTGCCAACGCCAATTTCAAAAGCATCGCCATCTATGATTGTGTATCTGACAATATTACCATTACTAATACCGCCAGAAGCAAATGTTTGGAAACCAGTTATAGCAGAGCCAAGCGTTATTGTGCCTGTGCCAGTTGTTGCTGTTGCGACTTTTACTCGATTTGCTAGCACGTTAGCCATTTATTAACTCCTAGCTTGGGTCAGGAATACCAACGTCTAATGCTTCTAATGAGAATGTGTTGCCAGATGTTACAGATTGACTTGCTGTGAGAGAGCCAGTGACTAATAATCTACTGTTATTTGTATCTGTGAGAGCATAATGTGTTGCAGTACCAGTTCCTGTAACTGTACCATCACTGATTGCACTCATTGTGACCTTACGACCGCCGCCTGTTCGATCCGCTGGTGCGCTTATTGCAACAGATGTGGAGTTGCCAAGAGTATGCGTAGAAGTGGCTTCTGCGTATGTCGTGCTTTCTTGTGACGTCACATCGACCCTTGTCGCCTCAGTATCAAGAACCGTTAGTCCGTTATCTAATATTCTATCTGCTATTGTTGCCATGTTAATAACTCCTTATCTTCATTCTACGGCCAGACCCACCTGATCTAGCATTTTCACTTTGGTCATTAAGAGTTGCTACGGCTGACGCATAATAAGCGCCCCAAACACCTATTCTATTATCATCAGCTAAATAAGGAGCACTGTGCATTAAGCTCCCATAAAGCAAAATATCCGGGTGATATTGTAGCAACCAGTTAGTTGTGGTTTGTGAGTTTAATTGAGGTATTCGTGAGTAATAAAGAAGCTCTAAAGTGTAAGCTTTGTCAGGGCGGGGCAAAACCTCAATAGACCCGTCAATGATAGTATAAAACTTAGGTTCTCCAGCCGCGTTAGCTATTTCTGATCTTAAAGTTGAAATTTCAAAATTTCCAACAACCTCAAGCGGTTTAGTGTTAGCCGTATTAAGAGTTAATCTAATAGGTTCAATAAAATCATCAGGTAAAGAAGTAAATTGAGTATCTAAATTTGCTGTTGAGCGCCTTTCCATACGCCAATGACGGACCTCACGGTTAACTTTAGTTTCAGCTAAAGAAATAAAATCAGGAATAATACTTGTTAAATCATCACGATTTAAAAAGTCAGCAACGCTAGATTGCAGTTCAGTATAATTCGTTAACGCCATTTATCCTCTAACCGATTTTTTACCACGACAACCCCAAGCTTTACGCCGTACTTTAACCTTAGCTGTTTGTTTCTGGCCGCTTGATCTAGCACAGTAGTTATCACCCCGTTTTGTTCCCTTTGCTGAAGTGCGCTTATGAGTGCGCCCCTGACCATCTTTATACGTTGTCCCGTTTGCATATTTGACGCTGGCCGGGACTTTTTTGCGCTTAGCTGGCATTACTTCTTTTTTTTCTTTGCTGGCCGTTTCTTGGCAGTCTTAGCACTGTCTCTAAGAGCTTTAGCACTTGGTGCTTTAGGGTCTGAAGGGCTACGCATTCGCTCACCGCTACCAGCTTTAATTCTAGCTTTTTTCCTTTCAATATTTTTCCAAAGTCCGGGTCGCTTTGCCATTACTTTTTCTTCTTTTTAACTAATTTTTTGCCAGATTTTTTTGCAGCTTTTTTAGCCGCTGCCATACCCTTTTTACCGTAAGAGTATTTTTTACCGCCTACCATTGGCATAGCTCACCTCGCACTTATTTCAGTTGCCACCAAAATAACACGACCAAGCAAATATCACCTAAATTCTATGCAATCCCAGCTAGGTTGCGGCGCAACTCACCACGCCACATTTTAAAGCTACCACTCTGAGCCGTTGCAGCATCAGAGGCCATGGAAAGACAAAGCGCATCAGCTAAATCGGGGCTTCCAAGCCCCCTTTTCCTAAGCTCATCTTTACCCTCAGCTTTCATCTTACCTGAGCTGGTAAAACTATAACGTATGCTTGTAAGCTCAGATAAAAGCCGTTCATCTTTAGGTATTTTACAACCACGGCCCTCTAACCAAGCTTTTGTCTTAAACCATAATTCAGAACGTAAATTTAAATAGGTATCACCCATGCTTGGGCTTTCAGATACATTTATGCCCCTAACAGGCAAACCCAATTCTAAACCACGATCCACGACACCGCTTCCTAGCCCAATCGAATCCACGAGAATTTCACGGGGCCGTTGAGAAGGGGGCAAACCATTATATTCAGCCATAACCCGGCCCGTAGTCTGCATTAAATCTAAACCGCGCCAACTCTTAATCTCAGTCACAACTGAACCACGCCGCTTACACAAAGCAGTTGCATCTGTACCATAGCGGGCCACATCAAGCGACCACACTTCCTGAACCCCGTCAGTATCCTCAATATCCCTATGCTGAGCCGCTTCTACCAAATGGATAGGAATGATTGTGTCATCGTCGCTCATAGGGAATTCACCCATGACCCTTACCCTATAGGCGTTAGATAATTCTCCGAATCTTTCTTTCATTTCATCTACAAATTCATCAGAAACTAACGGGCTTTCAATGCACGACCAGGTCCGGGTCCACCAAGCATGAGATAAACGGTTATGACTATCAAAAAACGTACCACTAGACCGGGTAGGGTTGCTTAACATTAAAGTAGTTGCGTTGTGACCACTCATACTACCAGCGGCGCTTTCAAATATTTTTTCTGCAATTCCTGAACTTTCGTCCACGACTAAAAGCACATTCTCACTATGCACCCCCGCTAACGCTTCTGGCGTTTCTGGCCGGGCAGTCCTACAACTTATAAAAGCCTCAGCCGGGGCAGCAACTAACTCAACACGGTCACCCTTAACATTTAAAAGCTGTTGTAGCTCTTTGGGAAGCTCGTTTATCCATCTACGCAATTCAGCATACATAGCATCAAAAAGTTGGCTTGAAGTGGGGGCCGTAACAACAATTTTGCAAGGGTACTTCAATAACAAAAACCATAACATCGCCCAACTTGCAGTAGTTGATTTTCCTACACCGTGCCCAGCTTTGACACTCATTTTCCTAGTGTTGTTAGCAACTGCCTCTAAAAACTCAATTTGATAATCAAACGGTTCAGCCCCAAGCATTTCCTTAACAAACTTTACCGGGTCATTAGCGTAAGCCTCAACAAATTGTTCCATGAAATTTTTAGTCATTCTCAATGACCTCTTGGCTCTCACTAACAACTTTAATTTTACGCAAAGCATCTAAGTGCATATCACCAACAGAAAGCGTAACCTGAGTTTGATTGGCCGTAGATCCGTAACGGTTTTTATTCCAAGATTGAGCTATGAACTTATGAACCGCCACTTCCTCTTTTGCTATGGCCACATCTATAGGCGAAATTTCAGCCGTTCTACTACCTGGATCAGCTTGCTCACGCTCTAACTTACGGTCAGACCGTAACCGCTTCATAATATCAAAACCAGCTTCAGCATGAGCGTCAGCCGCTTGCTCACGTATTTCATCTAACGCATCAGAATAAACCTCATGCTTGGTCAATAACGTGTGCATATAACCCCGGCTTATATCAAACTCTTTGGCTAACTTGGATATTGTGCCACCAGACAAAATATATTCCTGAAAGTATTGCTTGCCGCCCCGCTTTTCTAACTCAGCTAAGACTTTTCTTTTCATGGGTCTACCAGCCATTTTTTATAAAACTCCTTGTTAAATATAAATTAAACTATGGGGGGGCTTAGAGCCAAATTTTGATGGGGGGTGTGTGTGAAAACTAGCACAAGTACTGCCCCTATGCCGGGGGTATGGGGGGGGGTTTTTGATGTCGTTTTTCGCACAAATTAACATAATAATTATTCCATTTCTCAGTTGCGCTAATTAACTCAATAAAAACAGGCACTTACAAGAATTGCCCTTTTCGCATAATCTACATTATGTAAAGTGTTTGGCTTGTCTCTCGCGTGCGCGTGCGCGAGGCTGTCACTATGTAATACCCTAGATTGAATAAAAAGAGGGCGCTGAAGACCAGCGCCCTAA